GGGGCGGTCTTCCGCCCCTTCTTCTTATGCAAGTTCTGATTCTTCGCGACACCATTGCAAGTGGTGAGTTTGTTGAAGCCGGCAAGGTTTATGACCTGAGCGATCGTGACGTTCAGATCTTGACCCGCATGGGTAAAGCAACAACTGAGTTGCCCGCACCTAAGCCCGCACGCAAGGTCAAGGCTGATGGCGCTGAGTGAAGACCTATCGGTTTTCTTGACTGACTTTGGGGTGAGCTGCACCTCAGGGGGCACAACGGCAATGGGCATCCTTGACATGCCTGGGCAATTGCTGGCTGATGGGATGGTGATCAGCACTGACTACCAGCTCACGGCCAAAGCTTCAGACTTCGGCGGCCTGAAGTACAACGACAGCATTACCGTTGATGGTGTGGCCTACACCGTCCGTGAAACGCGGTTAATTGATGATGGCCGCATGTGTGAAGTCTCGCTGATGAAGACATGACCACCAAACGCGAGCAAATCCTTAGCGCCATTACAACCGCCTTAAGCAGCACCTCTGGTGTTAGCGGTCGGGTTTATCGCAGCAGGGTGGAAGCCTTTGCCAGATCTGAATGCCCTGCCCTGGTGGTGGAGCCCGTCAGCGATGAGGCTTCAATTGATACCAGTCTGCCCACCTACACCTGGCGTTTAGGGGTGCGGGTTGCGGTGATTGTGCGCGGTAATATCCCTGATCAACTTGCTGATCCCATTGTTCAAAGCCTGCACAGCAAGCTCACGACAGATCTAACGCTTGGCGGTTATGCAATGGATGTGCAACCCGTTAACGTGAGTTTTGAGCTGGTTGAAAGTGATCAGCCCACAGGTGTTGTGATGTGCGACTACCGCGTTCTGTACCGCACCACCGTTTCCGATTTGTCGGTCTAAAACCATGACTATCCTTGTAGATGAATACTGGGGCCAGGGTGGTTCTTACCTCCTAGACCCTAAAACCGGCAAGCGAAAGCTCATTGAGCGGACAGAGCCGGCCCAACCCTCCGAACTCCCAACTGAGGAATTGAGCGATGGCCTTGCTGGCGCGTAAAACTTACATTCTGGCCAAGGCCGAGGCAACCTATAGCACCAATTCAAGCCCCGCAAACACTGATGCGGTATTGGTGAAGAGTTTGGAATTGACCCCTCTGGCTGGTGATGTTGTCAGCAGGGATTTGATCCGTGCTTATCTGGGCAACTCTGAGCAGCTGATTGCAAAAACCTACGTTGAACTGAAGTTTGATGTAGAGCTTGCTGGCTCCGGTACTGCAGGGACAGCCCCGAGGTATTCCAATTTGCTTCTGGCTTGCGGAACGGCGCTGACGACGGTGGCCAGCACAAGCAACACCTATGCCCCTGTCAGTTCTTCCTTTGGTTCTTCCACCATCGTCTATAACAGCGATGGCCTGAATCATGTTTTGACCGGGTGTCGTGGGAGCTTCTCGATCAAGGCTGAGGTGGGCCAAGTTCCCGTGCTCTCATTCTCCATGGTGGGCATTTATAACGCTCCCACAGACGTGTCGCCGGTTTCTGCCAGCTACACCAGCCAGGCCACCCCGCTTGTCTTCCGTCAGGGCAACACCTCTGCCTTCTCGATCTTCTCCTACAGCGGCCTGCTGCAGTCGTTTGACTTTGACCTGGCTAATGCCACTGTTTACCGCCAATTGGTGGGCAGCAGCACTGGTGAAGTGATCATCACTGATCGCAAGCCCGCTGGCAGCGTAATGATTGAAGCTCCCACCATCGCAACCAAGGATTTCTTTGCTATCGCATTGGCTTCTGCAACTGGTGGTTTGACCTTCACCCACGGCACTGCTGCTGGCAACCGGGTTGTGTTCAACTCCCCCCAAACTGACATCACAACACCCGCCTACGGTGAGCAGGATGGCGTCCGCATGTTGAATCTGCCTTACGTGTCAGTTCCTACAACTGCGGGCTCGGACGAGTTCAGCTTGGCGTTTACCTGATACCATACGGCTACCTAGGCGCATCGTATGGCGTTTGTTCTAAAGCAATCTGACACCTACACCTGGCCGGTTTCTTTTGAGATCCCGGTCGATGGTGGTAGGCATGAACGCCATAGCTTTGATGGTGAGTTCAAGCGCCTCCCGCAGAGCAAAGTTGCTCCCATGGTGTCAGAGCTGAACAAGCTTGATGATGGGGAAGATCTAGACAGGATCACAGAGCTTGCCGTGGAAATCCTGGTGGGCTGGACTGGCATCACCGATGACGCTGGCGAACCGGTGCCATTCAGTCAAAAAGCGCTACAGCAACTCCTAGAGGTTCCCTTACTTGGTGCCGCTGTGTTGCGTTCCTACTTTGACAGCTTGAAAGGGGCCAAAAGAAAAAACTGATTGACGCTGCTGAGCATTGGCTTGGTGGCGATCAAGGGGACAAGGATCTAGAGAAGGCAGCCCAGGCGTTCAACATTGTCAACGATGACGCGCTAAGCAAAAGTGCTGATTGCGAAATCTGGGAAGACAACTGGGCATCAGTTGAAATGTTTCTTAGGTTGCAAACCCAATGGCGTGTTGGGATGAGTGGCCCGGTGGGGTTGGATTATGGCGCAGCAGAATGGGTCTTTAGACTATGTGGAGTAAAAGACCAGCGCTCGCTCCTCGAGGATCTTCAGGTGATGGAAGCAGCGGTCTTAGCAGCAATCGCGAAGCGGGAGGCATAGACCATGAATATGGATGCCCTGCTAAGAATTAAAGCTGACGTACAAGGAGAAAACAATATCAGGCGGCTTGGCAACTCCATGCAGGGGTTGGAAGGTCAAGTTAAAAATGCTCAACTTAGCTTCAATAACCTAAGGGGGTCGGTTGCTGGCTTTGCGTCTGCTATTGCTGGATCAGCCATTGTTGGCGGCTTGTCGGCCATTGTGAAGCAAAGCATTGACGCGGGCGATGCGTTAAACAAGATGCAGATGATCACTGGCATTAGTGCCAAATCATTGATCGGCATTGCCAATGAAGCCAAGCTTGCTGATGTAGAGATGGAATCCCTGAGCAAGGGGTTGACCAAGCTGAATGTCAACATTGCCAAAGCTGCTAGCGGTAACAAGGATGTTGCGCAAAAGTTCAAGGATCTTGGTGTCAATATCAAAGACGCCAATGGCAAGATTGAACCAACTGACGTAATCCTCAAGCAGCTTGCCAATCGGTTTGCTGACATGCCTGATGGGGCGCAAAAGGCTGCTGCTGCGGTGTCGCTCTTTGGTAAGGCTGGCGCTGAGCTGATCCCGTTGCTGAATGATGGCGGCGCGGCGATGGAGAAGTTCACCTACAAGGTGAGTGATGATTTTGCTGCCCGCTCTGACCTGTTCAATGATTCCATCACCACGATGGGCATCCAAACCAAAGGGTTTGGCATGGAGCTGACCAGCGCGATGCTACCGGCGTTGCAGTCAGTGCTCGAAGAGTTCAGCAATCTGTTTAGCACCAAGAATGATTGGTCGGCCTTGTTCCAAGTCATCACTGGCGGTTTCAGGGTCGTTGCCACAATTGCATTTGCAACTATCAAACTTGTTGATTATTGGGTCAAGACGATTGTTTATTCATTTGATGCGGTTAGCAAAGCATTGAGTGGTGACTTTGCTGGGGCTGGCAAGGCTATCAGCCAAGGTTTTAGCGGCACCATGCAAGATGCCCAGAAGAATTTTGCTGCGATCGGGCGCATCTGGACAGATGCCAAATCCCCTGGCAATGGGCTGCGCACAGGTGGCAACGCGTATGAGAGCACTGATTTGGCTGGTCAAAGGGCAGCAGCGGCTGCGGCCAACAAAGCCAATCAAGAGCAGGAGCGGCGCAATGAATTGGTTAAGCGTGGCGGAACAATGCTTCAAGAATTAAAAGACAAACAGGCTGCCCTAAATCGCGAGATTCAAGGCGTTGGCATTGGTCCATCGGCTAAGGCTTATCAAGACTGGATTGGAGCAAATGAAAAAGCAACAATTGCGCAGCGTGATTCAAAGGCAGCTTTAATTGATTACATTTCGGATTTAAGAAAACTTGGCGGCTTTTTAGATGTAAAGCAAATCAAGGATTGGAACGAATCAATAAAAGCAGTTTTCACTTTGCAGCAAACCGCAAATACAAAAAAATTCACTCAGGACATGCAGGACATGTTCACGACTCAAACCGAAGGTTTCCAAGAGGCGGCAAGGGCAGCAGCAGAGCACGCAAGAGTTTTGAGGGACAACGCCGACGCCATGCTTGGGTTGCGTGACGGGTTCAATGCCTATGTTGATCAACTTGGCACTATGCGCGAGGCGGCTTCAAGCCTTGCCACTGATGGTTTGAACAGGGTCGGTGATTCAATTATTGAGCTGGCAACTACTGGAGCGCTCAATTTCAAGGCATTTGCTTTGGAAATCATCAAGATGACCATGAAGATGATCATCCAGCAATTTGTGCTAAAGACGATCATGAATGCCTTGGGCTTCTTGGGTGGCGGTGGTGGATCAAGTATCCCAGCAATCAGTGGAAGCTTTTATAAATCAATGCCCACTGGATTTTTTACCCCAAGTGCAATGGGCAATGTTTTTGGTGCAAATGGAATTGTGCCCTTTGCGCAAGGTGGCATCGTTACGAGGCCTACAATTTTCCCCTTTGCCAAAGGAGTTGGCCTGATGGGTGAAGCAGGCCCTGAAGCAATCATGCCACTAAAGCGCGGTGCTGATGGCAAATTGGGCGTGGCTGGTGGTGGCGGTTCTACCACGATTAACGTGAGCGTGGATGCTAAAGGCAGCAGCGTGCAGGGTGATGGCAGTAAAGGTGATCAGCTGGCCAGAGTGATTGCTACTGCGGTGCAGCAAGAAATGATCAAGCAAAAACGCCCAGGCGGCATCCTCGCTTAACTCATGGCTACTTTCACCTACACCCCTTCATTTGAAGCCACTGAGAGCAGCAAGCCTCGTGCGCAAAAGTTCCAGGCAGGTGATGGCTACGAACAGCGCGTGCGCTTTGGTCTTAACACTGACCCTAAAGAATGGAGCTTGACTTTTTCAGAGCGCACTAACACAGAGCGTGATGCCATCCTTGCTTTCCTAGAGGCGCGGGCTGCTGTTGAAAGCTTCGACTGGACACCACCACGCGGCACTGCTGGCAAATATGTGTGCGAAGAATGGCAAGTTACCATGCGGAACTACAACTTCAACACAATCCAGGCCACTTTTAGGCAGGTCTTTGAGCCATGACTGTTCCCGTCTCAGAGCTGCAGTCAATTGCCCCTAGCGCAATTATTGAGCTATTTGAGCTGCAACTTTCAACGGCAATTCAAGGATCTAATACCATTTACAGGTTTCACGCTGGCACCAACGCAACCGGCACTAATGGCAATATTGTCTGGGCTAGTAATACCTACCAGGCCTTCCCAATTGAGGCTGACGGTTTTGAGTACAGCGGCAATGGCCAATTGCCTAGGCCCAAAATCCGCGTTAGCAATATCCTTGGCACGATCACTGCAATCATCCTTTCTACACCACTGGAAGGAGCAAAGGTTACGCGCGTTCGCACGATGGCCAGATACTTAGATGCTGTCAATTTCAGCGGAGGCGTCAACCCTTACGGAACACCAGATCCAACTGCCGAGTTCCCCCGCGAGGTTTATTACATCGACCGCAAGACCGCCGAAACTCGCGACGTGGTGGAGTTTGAGTTGGCGGCAGCATTTGACTTGATTGGCGTGAGAGCCCCAAAGCGGCAGTGCATCAGCAACATCTGCCAGTGGGTTTATCGCTCGGCGGAATGCTCCTACGCCGGCACCAGTTATTTCACCGAAAACGATGTGGCCACCACCTTGGCCAATGACGTGTGCGCCAAACGCTTGAGTAGCTGCAAGGCACGATTTGGATCAACGGCGCAATTGCCCTTCGGATCTTTCCCAGGTGTTGGCACCTATTTCACATGAAAGACACCACCCGCGCTGCTGCCCTGGAGCACGCCAAAACCGAAGATCCACGCGAGGCTTGTGGGTTGGTCGTGGTGGTCAAAGGGCGCGAGCGTTATTGGCCATGCAACAACCTCAGCCCAGAGCCTGGTGATTTCTTCACCCTCGACCCAGAAGACTACGCAGCGGCAGAAGATGCAGGCGAAATTACGGGAGTGTTTCATTCTCACCCCACCACTCCACCAGAACCCAGCCAAGCCGATCGCGTGGCATGTGAGAAATCCGGGCTGCCCTGGTACATCGTCAACCCCAAGACCGAAGCATGGGGTGAATGCAAACCCGAGGGATACAAGGCCCCATTGATTGGCCGCGAGTGGGTTTGGGGTGTCCAGGACTGCTGGTCGCTGGTGCGTGATTATTACGGCGAGCAAGGCATCGTGCTGCCCGATTGGGAGCGCCCGCTCACTTACGCAGAATTTGAAGCCAAGCCCATGTTTGCTGATTGCTGGCGCATGGCAGGGTTTGAACAAGTTGCGGAGGAAGACATCCAACCCGGCGATGCTGTGTTGATGTGCGTGTCAGGCACCGGACTAAATCACGTTGGCGTTTATTTGGGCGATCAGATGCTGCTGCATCACCTAGGCCCCAATCGCTTGTCTAGTCGTGACTTGTACGGTGGTTGGTTGATGAAATGTACCGGCTGGGTTGGGCGACTTAGACTGGGGTAAGGGTCGATGGGTTAATGCGCGAGATCAGAATCTATGGAGCGCTGGCCAAATTCTTGAAGCGGCGTGTGTTTCGTGCTGAGGTGGCATCGGCAGCAGAGGCTGTTCGTTTTCTGATTGCCAACTTCCCGCAAGTTGAAAGGTTTATCTCAGAGCGTGATTTTCGCGTAAGTCTTGGCGAGCGAGACCTTGACCTAGAAGAAATCCATGATCCAGCCGGTCAGCAGGTAATCAAGATTGTCCCAGTGCTGGCAGGTGCTGGCAAAGCTGGCTCGATTATTGCAGGGGTTGCTCTTATTGCTTTGGCCATCGTTACTGGAGGCATTGCTTCTGCTGGTGTTACCCTAGGCGGTTTTATGGGCATTGGCACTGTTGGCACAATTGCTGTTGGCATTGGTGCATCGTTGGTTCTTGGCGGTGTTGCGCAGCTTCTGACACCCGTGCCAACAATGGACTATGGCACCAGCGGTTCTGATTCAACTAACGACCCACGCAAGTCATACAGTTTCAGTTCAATTCAAAACACCTCAAGGCAAGGTACGCCCGTTCCAATTGTTTACGGCGAAGTGATTACAGGTTCCATTGTTATCAGCGCTGGCATTGACATCGCGCAGGTGGCGGCATGACCATGATTCGCGGTGCTAAAGGTGGTGGTGGTGGTTGCTTTCTTGGCCACACCCTTGTCCGCACGCCTAGTGGTGAGCAGCGCATTGATGAATTAAAGCCTGGCGATCAAGTTCTGAGTTTTGACGACCGTGGCGCGATCAAAGCCGCAACTGTGCTCAAAGTGCATGAGCATGAAGGTGAGCGCGTCATTCGTTACACGCTATGGGGTGGTGCCGTACTTGATGCAACTCCTAATCACTGGGTACTCAACCAGTTCAACGCATTTGTTGAAATTGACACCCTTGGCGCTGATGACTGCCTAGTTGACGAAAACAATCACCTGCGCCCCATTGTTGACAAGGCTGAGTTTTGCACTGGCACTGTTTACAACCTCACGGTTGAAGGGCACCATACGTTCATTGCTGGCGGCATCCGCGTTCACAATGCAGGCCTAGGGCTTGGCATTAGTGGTTCAGGCGGCGGCGGCGGTGGCGGCGGCAAGGGTTCTGGTGGTGCCAGTTCTCATACCCCTACGGAGGCGAGCAATAGCCTGTTTTCCACCTCATACGCCAAGCTGGTTGACCTGATCAGTGAAGGGGAGATCTATGGACTAAAAGATGGGCTCAAATCTATTTACGTCGAAAACACCCCGCTGCAAAACGCAGACGGCACCTACAACTTTCAAAACGTAAGCGTCTTTACTCGTACAGGCACTCAAGCTCAGGAATACATCCCTGGTTTTGATGATGTAGCCAATGAAGTAAGCGTAGGGGTGAACGTACTGCAGTCCTCGCCTGTCATCCGCAGCATTACCAATTCAGCTATTAATGCGGCAAGGCTGACAATTACAGTTCCGCAGCTGCAGAAGTTTGAAGACAACGGCGACATCAATGGGGCTAGTGTTCAACTTCAAATTGCTGTCCAATACAACGGGGGTGGTTACACAACAGTCATTGATGACACCATTAGCGGTCGCACTAGCCAGAACTATCAAAAACAATATCTTGTCAATCTCAGCGGTGCATTTCCAGTCAACATTAAGGTTGTGCGGGTTACAGCAGACAGTGGAAGCGCAAAACTTGCCGATGCGTTCTCTTGGACTTCCTACACAGAAGTCACCTACGCCAAGCTTGCTTACCCAAACTCTGCATTAGTTGGGGTTCGTATTAACGCAGAACAATTCAGCAACATTCCCAGCCGCGCCTATCGGATCCGTGGCATCAAAGTCAAGATCCCAAGCAATGCCACCGTTGATAGCGCTACTGGACGCCTGATCTATTCGGGCACATGGAATGGGACCTTCGGCGCTGCGCAATGGTGCAGCGATCCGGCTTGGTGCTTATGGGATTTGTTCACCGCTCGCTACGGGTTCAAAGATCACATTGATACCAGTCAGCTTGACAAGTGGGCTTTTTATTCCGCCAGTCAATATTGCTCAGCTCTAGTGCCTGATGGGTTTGGGGGAACAGAGCCACGCTTCTCCTGCAACGTCAATATCCAAACCGCAGAAGATGCCTACAGGTTGATTAACGATATGTGCTCGGTCTTCCGGGCCATGCCCTATTGGAGCACTGGGGCACTCACCGTTTCGCAAGATAAGCCCGCAGATCCGGCCTACCTGTTCACCCTGGCCAACGTATCTCAGGAAGGCTTTAGCTACAGCGGTTCTAGCCTCAAGACCAGGCCCACCGTAGCGGTGGTGCAATACACCGATCTGGATCTGCGTAACACTGCCTATGAAGTGGTGGAAGATCAGGCGGGCATTGCCAAGTTTGGGGTCATCAAGACTGAAATCACTGCCTTTGCCTGCACCTCTCGCGGGCAAGCTCACCGCCTAGGGGAATGGTTGCTGTACTCATCACAAGCAGAGACTGAAACCGTTGCCTTCACTGCCTCTGTAGATGCGGGCACTTTAGTGCGCCCAGGGCAAATCATTGAGATCAGCGACCCCGTGCGGGCTGGCTCAAGGCGTGGGGGACGGATCAGCGCAGCAACCACCACAACCGTCACCGTTGATGACGCCACCGGCCTGTCCACCAGCAACAGCCCTGTGCTTTCGGTAATCCTCAGCGATGGGACCGTGCAGGCACGAGCTGTCTCAACCGTGGTTGGCAACGTCATCGCCGTGGCGTCTGCGTTTAGCTCAGCACCCAATGCCAACTCTGTTTGGATCTACGAAAATTCCACATTGCAGTCAACTACCTGGCGCGTGCTTGGGGTGCAAGAGCAAGATCAATGTATGTACGCCATCACAGCTTTGGCCTACAACGCTAGTAAATATGACTACATCGAACGCGGAGTAGCTCTCCAGCCTCGCACTGTCAGCAACCTAAACAGCATTCCCGCAGCACCTACCAACCTCAGCCTTACTGAGGCGCTCTACTCATATCAAACTCAGGTGCGCTCCAAGATCATTGTCAACTGGAGGGGCATTGCAGGCGTTACTCAGTACATCGTCAAATGGCGTAAAGATTCCGGCAACTGGACCACGATCACCCGGCAACAGCAGGATTACGAAATCCTCGACACCACGCCCGGCCTGTTTGAAATCAACGTTTACAGCCTCAGCGCTGGCGGGCAATCCTCAGCCTCGGCACTCACTGGCACAATCAGCGCCCTCGGCAAAACCGCACCGCCAAGTGGGGTGACAGGCTTTAGCTACGCCATCGACACTGATCTGGGCCTGTTGCTCACTTGGAACCCGGTGGCAGATATTGACGTTGCTGGCTACGAAATCCGGCGTGGGAGCACATGGGAATCTGCAACCTCAATAACCACTGTCACCGCTACCACTTACAAAGTCGGATATTTAGATGATGGTAATTACACTTATCTAATCAAGGCATACGACACTTCTGGAGTATTTAGCAACAGCGCAGCAAGCACAAGCGTCACGTTCACATCCGCCTCAGCACCAACCGTTTCCACTACTCAAAACGGCAGCAACGTCATCATTAACTGGACCGCTGTTGCTGGTTCGTTGGCCACCAAGTTTTATGAGCTGCGCTACGGCAACACCTACGCTACGGCTTCTGTCCTAACAACTGTTCAAGGCACCACCTTTACCGTCAGGGGTAACTGGACTGGCAGTCGCACTTTTTGGGTTGTTGCTGTTGATCCACGCTCGCGTTACGGCACCCCAGGCTCTGCATCGTTCTCAATTACTCCTCCACCACAACCTTCAATCACTAGCAGCATCACCGGCTCAACTTTAATGTTGACCTGGGCGCCGGTCAAAGGAACGCTGGAAACGGCCTACTACGAGGTTCGCAGGGGTTCAACATTCTCAAGCGCCACATCACTGGGCAAGGTCAACTCAACTAACTACGGGCTAACGGTCAACTGGGGCGGCGCTCAAACCTTTTGGGTGGTGGCCTATGACGTGAACGACACCATTGGCACAGAGGCCAATTCAACTGTCACAGTCACGGCACCAACCCAACCAACCATCACCCAACAGGTGATCGACAACAACGTGTTGCTTCGCTGGAATGACTGCACGCAAACACTGCCAATTGATAGTTATGAATTACGCAAGGGCAGCACCTGGGCAACGGCTGCAGTGATCGGCACTAAAAAAGGGCTTTTTACCAGCACCTTTGAAACGCAATCCTCAACTTACACCTACTGGCTAGCAGGCATTGACTCGGCTGGCAACTATGGCACCCCTGGCAGCGTTACGGCGCAAGTCAACCAGCCCCCCGATTACGTTCTCAAGCTGAATCAAAACAGCACCTTTAGCGGCACCAAGACCAACATTGTCACCGATGTGGGCGGCCAGCTTGCAACGGTCAACACAAGCGAAACTTGGCAGTCGCATTTCACCAGCCGCAGTTGGACCACACCACAAGACCAGATCAACGCTGGCTATCCCATCTATGCGCTGCCCTCTCAAACCACTGGCAGCTATGAGGAGTCATTTGATTTTGGGGCAGTCGTTCAAGGTTCAAAGCTCACGGCAACTCTTACCAGCACCAATGTCACTGGCAGCACAACGGTCACTCCTACCCTCAGCGTTCGAAAGCTATCCACCGACGCCTGGACTAACTACGCAGGCTTGAGCGAGGTGTACGCCACCCAATTCCAATACTTCAAGGTCAAATACGATTTTGCCAGTGCAGGTGGCGATGACTTGCTGCTCTTGACTGGCCTGAATGTGCGGCTCGATTCCAAGATCAAAAACGATTCTGGCACCGGAACGGCCAACTCGGCCGATAGCGGCGGCACTGTGGTTTCGTTTAACACCACCTTTGTTGATATTGACGCGATCTCTGTCACGCCGTTGACAACTACTGCCGTAATTGCTGTCTATGATTTCACTGACGTACCCAACCCCACCAGCTTTAAGGTGCTGCTCTTCAACACATCTGGAACGCGGGTGAGTGGTGGGTTTAGCTGGAGTGCAAGAGGGGTTTAATGGCTAACGCGAACTGGAGCAATCCACAGCTCACTAGCACCTATACCAACTTTGTCTCCGAGGTTAAAAACCGAGATGAAGATCTGGCGCTTCAGTTTGATGGCACCACCAGCACGAACCTGCCGACAAACACCATCCGCTGGGACAGCACAGCAAACCGCTGGAAGAAATGGAACGGCACGAGCTGGGCTGAACTTGCCAGCATCTATGCGCTGACCGGCCTTAGCACTACAGGCGCAGCAACGATTGGCACCACCTTGGGCGTCACTGGGGCGATCACAGGCAGCAGCACTGTCACCGGCACAGCATTGATCCCCTCGGGTAGCAGCGTGCCCGTCAATGGCCTTTACCTCCCCAGCGCCAACAGCGTTGCAATTGCCACAAACTCGGCACAGCGTCTGGCCATTGATAGCAGCGGCAATATCAGCATCCCTGGTGCCCTCTCCACAACCGGCACCAATACGGCGGCATCGTTCATCCCCACCAGCAGCACCGTCCCAACAAACGGGCTGTATCTAAGCGCCGCAAACAGCGTAGCCATCTCAACTAATGGGTCTGGGCGATTGTTTGTTGACAGCAGTGGCCGGGTTGGTGTGGGGACTTCTAGCCCTAGCAGTTTAATACATGCCAAGGGATCTTCCGGAGCCGATGTCACCTTCAGGCTTGAGCCCTTCAGCAATACCACCAAAAGTACATTGTATTTAAGCAGTGTAGGGGCGGGCGACGGCGGCCTTCAATACGACTCAGCAAACAATAATTGTAAGTTGTTTTCGTATAACGATTTAACTTTTAATGTTGGCACTTCCAATGTTAGCGGTGTCATCGGAAATGAGCGTGTTCGAATTACGCAGGCTGGCCTCGTAGGCATAGGAACTAGTGCGCCTAGTTATCTACTTGATGTAGCTGGATCGGCACGTATAAAAACTGGTGCAACAGGGACGCCGTTTATCGTTTCAACCGGGGGCGATTCTCAAGGATCTTTACGCTTTGGAAGCGGTGGAAACCTTTACGGTCTCTACGGAGGCGCGGATTATCTTTCCCTTCAATTCCACACAGAAGGCACCGAACGCGCCCGCATTGACAGCTCCGGCCGACTAGGGATTGGCACTACGACGGTTAGCTCTGCTCTCCACGTCATCGGAG